TAAATAAGGATTTATTATTCCAATCAGACACGTTCCTTAAATTGCTATGTTCCATTTAACAGATGACCGATTTGCATAGCAAGTTTCAACGTCACCCGGAAACAAGGGGCGTGTCGCCACATTAAGAATAGGAGAGACATGAAACTAAAAGACTACATCGAGAAGAGAGGCGAAGAACCGTTAGCCAAAGATCTAGGCGTATCAGTAGATACAATAAGATCCTGGAGATACGGCAACAGACAGCCCTCTGTCAACCAAGCAAAGAAACTAATCAAACTGACTGGACATGCTCTCGATTGGGAAAGCATATACGGAAGCGTAGAGGCGTAACATGTCTCTCGATTTACAATTCAATCTTGTTGGAGACGAGATCGATGATAAGTCACGCAAAGACATGTTGGTTTCGTATTATGAAAACAACTTTCATCTTATACCCTGTGGTTCAAGGGACGATGTAATACCAGATTATTTCAAAGCAAGACATCCCAACGAAGAAGAAGATGTCCTTATCAAACGATGGTCAAAGACTCCAAGAGTCAAATGGTCTGATCACATAACCAATCAACCAAGCAAAAGAGATATAAGCAATTGGTACAAACAGTTCCCCAAATGCAATTGGGC